TGGTGCCGGAGGTGGGACTTGAACCCACACGATATTGCTATCGGCAGATTTTGAGGCATTTAACGATTTCCGTAATTACCGCATTTATACGATAATGTCGGAAATTTAAATCATATATCTGTATATAAATATGTATATATTTTTATTGACCGATGTATTGATGATGTAATTTATTCACATGAAAAGAGTGATAATGATATCGCTCTTTTTGTATTACCTCTTTTTTTATTTTTTCATAGAGTTCAGCTTCTCTATGATTAGCCTTTCGACATATTCTGGCGGTGTCCGCCGTCCCTGCTCCCATCCGGTTATTGTGTTTTTTGGGATACGCAAGAGCTCTGACATTTCTCTTTGCGATAGTCCTGCTGCTAAACGTGCTGATTTTATCCTGTTAACCTTTTGCATTTTTACCTTCTTATTTTGCATCTTCGCTAAGTTGAATTTTCGCTAAATCGGCTGCTGCGTTATACGCTTTTTCGTATTTAGTTCCTTCGTAAGAATATTGGCCATAATATATAGTCTTTATTTTTTTGCGGAATTCTGAAATTGTTCCGGAATAAGTATCGTTAGGACTGTCATCAGTTGCTACAGAAATCCCCCCGTCGTGATTTCTGTAAAATGTAATATGCATGCCCCATGACCTTCCCAGTCCGGATATTGATATATAATCTCTATATTCTTCAATATTACCGTCAGATCCTATTAATATTCTTTCTCCGAAGCTTGAAAATCCATGCACTTTCGCATTTCCAAAAACTTTTGCCAGTCCGTATACGGAAGCATCTTCGTATATTTGAGCGTTTCCGTACACCTTAGCATTTCCATACACCTTAGCTTCGCCAAATATTTTAGCGTTATCTTTGATATTAGCATCTTCATATACAGTAGCGTCTCCGTATACTTGAGCATTTCCGTAGATAGACGTATTTCCGTATAATAGCGCCTCATCGTATACGCAGGCGCTATCTCGTATTATGGCACGTCCGTATACGGTAGCATTTCCGGAAACCACAGCATCATCGAGTATACGCGCATCTCCCCTGACTGTAGCATTATCCGCGACCCAGCAATTGCCTCTGTGAGATAGATTCTCTTCTTTTTCGAGCCAGCCACCAAGATCACCGGCTTTTATATTTCCGAAATCGCGGATTGCCCGAATTCTCCGGACGGTGTTTCCGTTATATGCGCTTTCCTCTCCTGTAAATTCATATTTGAGTTCTTCTGTTTCAAGTTCCATTTTATTCCTCCCTGTTTTTAATAACCATATTTACTTTTCTGTACATAGTATATAGTACAATGGACTATATGTCAATGACTTATAATTCATTGTGTTATAGCATTATTCTATATTACCATATAAAAAAAGAGGGCGGTTTCCCGCCCCACATTAACTTGCTTTACAGAACCATACCCGGAATGCCAGCATCGCATAATGAACGTTTTTTACATCGTGAATCTTCCAGCCTAAATATATTTTCCATCGGTAATTCGTGTTCAGGATCCGCATGGAATTATAGATCTTCCAATATTTCAGATCCCGTGTAACAAGTATATTTCTTTCAAATTCTCCTGCCTTATAGTCATCAATAACAACAATATCATCCGGATTGATTGTCGCTCCGAACAGAGTTAAAGCGAAACCGTAAGCACAATTTCTTGATAGCCAAAAGACACGGCAGCAATACCGCTTAAATCTGTCAATTAGCGGCAACGGTGCAATGTTGATTGACCGTTTTATTATTCGTCCGTAGTCCGGATCATATCGCTTTTCTGTCCAGTAATATTTATAGAAATCATACCGCATCCAGTCTGGTACATACTTTGTCACACAATCTTCGCTGTCACAAGAATCGTCCCACGTTTGCCAAAGACAAAACAATCCGGGTAGCTCACCGTTTTCATCAGCAAACAATACCACAATCGGATTGGTGATATAGCATATGACCATACAGATTAACTGTAGCGGCGCATATAAAAACCATCTCATATAATCACCTCTTTTATTTTTTTACAACTATATCCGAAGAAAAAAATAGGATCACCTCCGGGAGATGGCCGTTCCCGCGGCTACTGCACTGATAACAATCCACATATTTCTTTGCCTTGTCTTAATTCTGATTTTCCGTTCCGCCTCTTTCTCGTACTCTTTCAAGTATTGATTTGCTTTCTCTAATGAGTTCTGCGTCCGTTCGTTCAATTCTTGAGATTTCCTGATTTGCTCGTTCGCTATTTTCAATTGCTCCTGCGCTTCGTTGAGTTGCTTCGCTTGCTTGTCTAAGAGTATCTGCTTGTCTTTGCTGTGCTGTTCGAGCGTTGTCAAGCTCTGTTCTAACTGCGTCAGCTCCGTATCGTAAATCGTGAATGCTTGTCTCGCCTGCACAGACGAACCAGATAACGATGGCGACAACCACAGCGACAGCAAGACCGCCGATAAAATAAGCCCTTTTTTGATTTTCCACATTTATACCTCCAAGCTCATTACATATTCATAAGTAGCAGTGGCTCTATTTGCGTAACCCTCTGCGTATTCTTCACAGCATGCTGCGTATGCATACTGTTCCCTGAAAAGTTCATAGATTACATTGATGTCCCGCAGGTCATATCCTCTTTCTTGTCTCCGCATTAAGAAGTTTCTCACTACCGTTTCAGATGTTGGGCACCACATTCCTGCGTAGATTGTGCATCTTGTATCGTCAAGATCCGGTACTTCCCAAAGTGTTTCCACATAGTCTTCACAGTCTTCGGCAAGCATATCGAGCTGTGCTTGCTGCCCTTCATCACTCATCAAGAGTTCTTTTAGTTCCCAGAGATCACCGGAGTATTTCAGGTCATAATAGCTGCGATATGCATAATGCGCTCCGCCGGTAATGCTTTCCAACAGACGATTTGCCCTTTCTCCTTCCCACTGGCTTACACCGATTGACGGGTAATCTCCAGCAGTTGAGCAAGAAACGGAACCGTAGTCTCCTTCAATTCCTGTCTCAATTATCCCTTTCGCTATCGCTCTTGCCAGTTCTTCTTTCGTCACTTTTTTCTCCTTTCACGAAAAAGGACGGTGGTTTCCCATCGTCCTTTTCGAATACATCAGGTATTCGATTCCCGTCTTTGTCTACAAACATCTTACCTATTCCGACTATGCCCCCGACTGCCCCCGCGGATAAAAGCATTGTTATGAATAGTCTTAACTCCGGCTCATTTCCTTTTCCGGTGATCAACCAATCAGCAATTGTCATTAGAATATAGAGAAGAATGCAGAAAACGCAGATAACCGCATAAAGTATCGACCAGTACAGTAGCGGTGCATTTAATTTCCGGAAGTAGCTTTTTGCTTTTCTCCAGAGTGATTTTAGTTTTTTCATATCACACCGCCCTTCCGATTAACGCGATGACAACAGAAATAATAGTTGAGATCAAGCCGGCAACTTTATAGATGTTGTCGATTCTGTTATGTGCCGATGTCGCTGTTTGTTCAGAGCGTGCTTGTGCAATTTGCAGTGCAGTAATCTCTGGGAGCATGTCAATTAACATATCCAGCTTTGATTCCATCTTAGCCATCCGCTCTACAAATTCAATTGTTATTTCTTTTTCGTTCAAAATACCCCTCCTTATTGACATTTCTATCTGTACCAGACTTCTTTAATAGAGCTATTGCCTTGCCCTCTTGATATAAGTATAACTTCATTCGATGCATTTACTGTATATCGTATTGCTTTATCCTTATCGTCGGCAAGAGTCCATATAGTCACACCTTTTTGCGCTTTATTAATAACGCCAGACGAAATATATTCAACTCGGTTGTGTTTATAAACAATATACATTTCATTCCATGTCGCCGGCAGTGTACAAAGATTAACATTGCTACCGGCAGCATTTCCTGTAAATGCTTTTTTCCACGTCATACATTCCGTAAACTCTTTTGCATTAACCAGTTTTAAAAACTGTTGATCATTGATAGCTTTACTTGCGTTTCCGGCTCTGGTATATATAGCGCCATCAGGAGCGGAAATCCAGATCTCAAAACATTCTACACCGTTATATGCATCCGGCAGCGAAAGCAAATGCCCGTATTGCGTCGGCTGATTTTTTAGCACAAATTTATTATAAAAACTTTTAAAGACGCCAAGTTTTATGCGAGCGGCATTCTGAACAGGCGGAACATAATTATAACCAAACCTTGACAGATAATCTAAAAGCCATGGATTTGTGTTTACGGCGTCAAGTATCTTTTTATCAGAAAATGACATCAATCCGTCTTTAGTTTGTGTTGCCGTAGAATATGTCGTGTCAGGTGGCATCGACCACGTCCCATCTGCACGGAGATACCTGTTCTGCTGTCCTTTTTTCGGCTCTGGAACAATCCCCGCTGCCCCGTTTGCATTTGCTGAGGCTCCGCTCATTATATAGTTACTGATAAATGTATTTACCCATTCCGTTGTCGGAACCGTGTTATTGTTACTGCTCGGAGAGATAGATAAAGTCGTACCTTCTCCGCCGACCAATTCACACCAATATTTACCATCATTTGTCTGACAGATTCTAAAATCAGACCATCCTTTATTTATGATACGCGTTTGTAATTTTCTCACGTTTCCAACAACATTAACCTGCATATTGATTCTTGCTATATCAACGTTGTTTTTGTCCGTTCCGCGAACCAGTACACTTTCTCGCGCACTTGCCCCCGATTCGTTCATATCTATGTTTTGCGCGGTTTTAATGAGATCAGCCGTTGTATTAACATTACCTGTTAAAGTACCGCCTGAAGAAGGGAGATATTTTTTATCACAAAACGTGCTTAATGTTTTGGGAGATACGATTTTTTTTGCCTCTACACCTGCATTTACCTCTTCCTGTGTTGCGTATGATACGGCTCCGGCTGAGATGGCAGCAGCCTTTTCGCTTGCTTTCGCATTTGTTTCTGATATTTTGGCATTAGATGCACTTTTATTTGATTCATTTTTTGCGTTAATAGCATTAGTTTCACTTTGTGAAGCCGAGTTAGCGCTACTGATAGCATTTGTCGCTGCTGTTTCAGATTTATTTGCACTATCCTCCGCTTTCCTCATGTTTTCTGCCGCTTTATTACTACTTAAAGCTGCAGATGTTTTACTTTGTTCAGCAGCGTCGGCACTTGCTTTAGCTGCATTCATGCTCTGTGCCGCAGCGTCCGCACTTGTCTTAGCTGCACTCATGCTCTGTGCCGCATAACTGGCACTGGCCGCTGCAGCTGATTTACTCCCTGTTGCTTGACTGGCACTCATTGCCGCTGATTTTGAATAAGAATCCGCCAATTCTTCATCCCACACAACAACTGAATCATTGAACTTACTTCCGCCTGTTGCACCAACGTACAGTCTATATTTGCCGGACGGCTTCTTTGCGATAACAAGTTCACCTTCGCGGAGTGCCGGATTTACTGATTTCCAGGTTTCTTCGTCGGCAGTCGAAAATTGAATTCTTGCATTACTTGTTGCCATTTATTCTCATCCTCCTATGCGGTACGAATCCAAATATAGAATGCCATGTAATTTGGGCGAACGTCCCATTTTTCACCTGATCCGGAAGACGTGATTGACAGGGTATGTTTATGATTTGATGCTATTGATGTCTCACCATTCCACGATCGACTTGCATCAAAATACGTAGTGCGCGGATATTCACCGTGATAATGTCCGCCGTAGTCGTTATAGTTTCCCCACTCAATAACAGAAAAAGCACCGTTACCGTCATAACCAGGTTGCACATCATGTCCCCAAAATTTACCGGTTATATTCATTGTCCCCCTGGTGTGACTATGTGAACCAGCGTATCCGATTGTTCCGGCGTGATTATGATGAGGCATTTCATTTATCGTATTGACATGTGTGTTACTACCTCCAGTACTCCCAACCTTGGCTTTGTTCCCGGCACTCATAATAAATGTTTCTTCCTTTAAAAGTTGCCATGTTGTGTTTTTGTATTTTTTTGAAGGATTATCTTGATTTTTTGTGATAATGACATCTCCGATTCGTGGATACGTCATTTTTCGAATTTCTTCAATGATTTCTGTCAGGTCGATATTACCTGTTTCATCTGGTTTAACTCCGTTAACCGAACCGGCAAAAGATTTTCTCAGGTTTGATACAAGACCCGAATAATCAGAATCTAATGCGTCAAATCCTGCTTGCACAATAACTTGTGCAAGCGCAGCTACCATAATTGTCGCCTGCTTATACAATTTATTATGCATTTTAGGTTCAGCAATTCCGGGTACAACGCCGGATATACGTTGTGTATCCGCGTTATAAACAGAATCCGATTGTATATTTTTGTCAGCTACACCTTCGGCAAACACTTTAAAATTTGATCGCGCCATTATTAACCTCCTTCGTGTGCCTGCAGCCAATTCGATTTATAGCCGCTGTAATTAATAGTGTGATAATCGTAAGCAAATATAGGAAGACCTTCTGTGTCAACAAATGATAGAGTGTTAATTTTTACACCTTCCGGCTTCGGAATGATATATCCGTGAATAATAAGCTCCTGCATTAGTTTAGAGTATTCGCCGAGAAGTACAATATTAAAACTCATATCCTGCAGATCTTGTATCTGCAGCCCCTGATTATCAGAAAAAAGATTATCCCACATTTCATACAAATCAAGGACATTCCCTTTCCAGACATTTTGTATAATCCGTGCCTTAATCATGATTCGATAAACATCGTCAGTAACAAGCGGCATGTCATCCATGTCTGCAGGCGTGAAATCCTGAATGGTGTTTGTATTAGCCAATTTTGACGGAACAGGTGTCTTATAGATTGTGTATTTAGATTCCGCTCCTGTATCTTGTGATAATTCAAGAGGTGTAGGACATATGATTTCGCCGTGTGCCGTAGGTGACGGTTCAAATTTCAAGGATCGTGATACACCGACACACGCACCCAGAACATTTAGCTGATCAGCCTCCGCTACATCAATATCAAACATGTCTACCATTTCCAGGATAGAGATATCCAGCACCCGTCCATAGCTTGCCATTTTTCGAACCATTTCGTTAAATCGTGGAGCCCCTCGATATTCGGATGTTATCAGTTTTCGATAATATTCTGTGTCATGCGTTATCATACCGTTACCTCAATATTGTCGTAATTAGGACGTGCAACCTCGTTGTACTTGATATCTATATCCCCGTTAGCAAGTGCCCCTTTACTTCTTCCGATTGTGATAGACGATATACCGAACACCGGACGGGTAATATCAGGATTGCATGACATGATGGCTCCGGTAAGCATGGAGATGGATACATCACGCCCTATTTCAAGAGAAGAAATGTAATTATAGATTGCGGTTTTAACGGTAGAAGACAGGCTTGATACATATCCTGTATATTTTTTTAGTTTCAGATTTACATAAATATCAACATATGCCGGACGATAAAACCGGACTTTGTTTACATAATCGTTCCGGTCTATAATGCTGATTTCTCGTGAACCGTTTGTATAACAGCCAATCCCTTTATGATATAGAATCGCTTTTGCAATATCCGTATCCGATCCGCCTTCTACCACGCAGGTAATAGAGTGTGGAGGTAATCCATGAGGATTGTTCTCCGGATCTACAACACTTACATTTGTGTCATTCTCGTACACAGCTACTCTTGCAATGTTTTTTAACGCCATGAGAGCACCGTGAGTTCCCTCAAGCATTGTTTGAGACGGATTAGACACAGAGACCGTTTGTCTTTTCCGGAGTTCTGCATCTGTTTCTACTGCATTACCGGGAATAGCTGCCGCGTGATTTGTGACAGATTTCCATCCGTAAGTCGGAGTATTTATTTTGTCTATATCCCCTGGCTCGGCAGAAACCGCTCCTATTTTTTGACATGTAACGGTAGAAATGACTGTTCCTCCACTTCCGATAATGACCGATGATGGCAAATTCCAAATAATACCCGTTTTATCTACTACCGAACCGTTTTTTATTTCTGCAAAAGGAATACCGGTAAGTGTGACTTGACAAGTAGAATACCCGGGTGCTTTACGTGCAATACCATTCAGTTTCACAATGGAATCCAACGCGGCACCGATGGCTGTCGCGGGAGATCTTGAGTTGTAAGCATATTGAACGGCTTGATAAGAATCTGAAATTTTAAGGGCTAAAGTGGAAATAAACTGATAATCAGCACTGTCATTTTCAAGATAAATATCATTACCGTATATTTTCCTCATCTGTAAAATGATGTCATCTCGTATATCGGGGTAGGTCGGTATATGAAGACCCGACGCATCTACATAAGGTGTAAAATAACTCATCCTTCCGCCTCATTTCTTATATTTGAAATTACAAGGGATCCGTATAATGTTTCTACAGCGCATCGGAAAGTGTAATGCCTGTTTTCAAAAGAAGATTCATAGCCGAGAATAGACAGCACGCCGGTTGTACCTTGTATTCGTTCCCGAAAAATAAAATCGACGGCTTTTATATTGCTTGGTTGCCCGGAGCTGGCCATGATTTTTTCCCATAGCGGCAATCCGTCTTCCAGATCTTCCCACCATTCGTGATACAGCAAAAGAAGGCGTGTTTTAATGACCTGCGCCACCGCGTCCACACCTTCCAAATACGCATGCTTTCCACGGCCAAAAATATAATCACCGTTATCGTCAAGCTGCCGGTAAATCATGCTTAACCTCCTATAAATACATTTGAGGAGCCTTCCGCAACAGCCCCTCCGCACGACACAGGATCACCTATGCGCCCTGCAGATTTTCCGTTGATAAATACAGAAGAACTCCCACTTGCTATCTTGCCAACATGAGACGGATGAACATGGCAGCCGTGAGGAGCGTAAGAATCGCCTACATGCCCTGCAGCCCGTCCATTAATAAATACATTCATGGAACCGGTCACAAGTGCTACAGGCGGGCAGCTGTCATGTCCGGTGTTTAAATCTCCTAATCTTGTCGCTTTACTCATTGATATTTACCCTTACCCCTTTAATATTGATATTCCCCGCCGCCACAATATTAATATTATCTCCGGCAAGTTCAATATAAGAAGAACCGCTCTCTGTCCGAAGCTGCGCCGAGGAAGTGCTGTAATTTGGAATAGTCCGAGGCTGTGACCACGGCCCTGGTATACAGTAACCGTCTGAAAGATCATGTCTCCTGCAGTCAATTTGATTTTGAACACCACCTGACTGCCACCATGCATCCATGCAGTTGTCTCCGAAAATAACAAGGCATTCATCTCCGGGCTTTATCGGCATAGTCAGTACATAACCGCCTGCACGGGGGAACACAACAGGAACATCTACAAGTTGCGGAAGATCTTCCCACGTCTCCACGCCATCATTATTTCTTTTTTCGCGAATAGCCAGCTGTACGGTAACCGTTTGCTCGTCCGGATTAAAAGATTGAATAATGCCGGGAGCCGATACACGGAGATTTATTTCACGCTGCCTCATTTCATTATCACTATTTACACGAGTAGACGGACTTCTTTCTGTTAATGGAATCATGTTTATACCCCCATGCCGTTTGTACCGGAATCACCGAGGAGAGCAGGAAGTGCACCTTTTCCATATCTGGATATCCCTATAACCTCTGTGTACCAGTCATTTCCCCGCGTGTCTCCTCTGTGTGTAATTTCTATCGCTTGATAAACCCATTCATCATCAAGAGGCGCCTGTCTTTGTCCAGGCATAACGCTTACTTCATTAATTTCCACATTCTTCAGCTGGATCATAGACCCCAGATGAATAGCCGGGTTCAACAACAACTTAAAGGACACCCCATCCTGCGTTTGCTGCGGAGTGCCGATAAGACCGTTATTCGGTGTGACAACAAGCGCTTCATCTTTCGCTACATCCTGCAGCCGCACCACATTTAACCGTCCATCCTCAATATAGTAATCAGCACTGTTGCCTCGGCAAACGTCCTGCACGTAGTCATAAGGTCGGCCGTAAAAAACTTTCCCGCGCGGAAGTATCTGCGGAGAAAGTCCATCACTCACTATATTAATCGGTGTTTTTACCTCGCTGTCATTGCAAACGGTTTCTACAACCTTACGCATATTGAGACCACGGTTTACGGTCTTTGATATATGATTCAGGTTCAGCGGAGCGTCACCGTCGATGGCGGTCAATGTCAGTACGTAATCGACATTGGATTCCTTGCTCCGTGACGGATATATGATCCTGCCGTCAAATATTCTGCCGTACTGCAGCGGAACCGTTTCCGTTCGAGATGTTCCATCGGCATTTGTCACTTCTTTTTCTGCAGTACCTTCGTAACCGGCTTCTATAATCAACCTGTCTCCCTCGAGAATCAGTTTGTTCTCGGTAGCAGCAGTCAGGTTATAGATTTTACAGACCGCATAAAATCCGCCTTTTCCTCTTTTTTTATGGATTTCAAAAATACAATGGAGATTAGATACATTCAGTGCTTCTTCCTTTTCAGGATTCTCTTCGGTGGCAGCTTTGCTTACAAGAATGCGCCAGCGTCGCCCCCACAGTTGTCCGTTCATGATTTATCACCCCACACGAGAACGAAAACAGATCCGAGTGTTGTGTTGTCCGGCATCATCAATTCCGTATCGGTTGCAGGCACAATATACGCTTCCCCAATATTTAAATATCCGAATTGCCCCAAAAGATTAACACCCGGAACAAGCGGGAGTGTATCTATCAGCGTCTTTCCGGTACTGTTGTCTATAATCTCCGCCGTCCAGTCCGCGCAAAGGTCGTTATAGCGGAGTTTGAGCTTGATATTGATATTCCGCTTGTTTTTCAGTGTCAGCTTAAATTCCTGCTCGGAATACGGCTGATTTGTCAGCGGTACAATGCAGTAACTCATACTTTATCTTTCAGCCCCTTTTCTCCATCGTCCATAATTTCAGATATAACCGACCCTTGTTCTTCCACTTGTATTTCACCGCGACGGTTAGCTCCACCGCTTGTCCAATTCCTGGCGCTGACCTTTTCAGTAGAAACAGTAGCCGTTAAAATTTGCTGAAGGTGTACCGAAGCTCTAAGCCCGTCCAGTGTTTTGCTGTCATCATTTACATGGATACTTTGAATGACCATATTCTGGTACCTGTCGAGACGGGTCAGTACATCTATCGGTATCCTCGACTTCTGCAGATCCCGAAGAGTACGGTAAGCGGAAACGCCTTTTTCTCCGGCATTATGCCACTGACCGTGCACCATAGAATCCATAGCGTCGGACATAGCGATTTCCATCGTGATTGTTACTGGGTTCTCATACATGTGATCTGATATATTCGCGCCGGACTGCACCGGATGAGAAGTAACCGTAGATGTGTGATCAGTATCTATACTGATTACGGCATCAAAAAAGAGCCCGCCGATATTTGTTTTACAGTAAACAAGTTCCTCTGTTCCAAAAAAAGAAGAACTCCATTGCGGCGGTCGGTATCCCCCGGGAATTGAAAACCCCCACCGAGAAAGGTCGGGAATGCAGGATGTTCCACTTATCAACGAAGATGTAATATTACCCAGTCCGCCGATATTCAGTAAACTCACACAATCGCCCCCCTTCCCATTCTTGTACTAAATGCCTTATACGCCGCCTCACCGATTTCATTTGCAGAAGCATTTGTTCCGGCCACATTTACATTGATGGCGCCGATAGATAATGTACTGTTGTTAGATACATTAGCCCCACCACTAAATGAATCCGCCCCGGAAGCTGCAGATTGTGCGGACATTCCTTGTTCCGTATAGCCTCCACTATATAGCTGTTCAGCGTAGCTTCCGGAAAAAGAACCGCCTCCTGCAAATCCCATCATTCCAGAACCTATCCGGTAACCGGAACTTGCGCCGCTGGACGTTCCCCTCGTACTTTTGAAATAATCATCCAGAGAAGTGTCAAAATTCATATCCCACCCGGAATCAGACCCGCCCGTTCTTATATATCCAGATATATTTCCATATCCGAAATCTGACAGGTCGCCATGGACAGGTTTTTCGAGAGAAGAAGAGTTCCCGAAATATCCTCCATTTCCGTCATAAACCACGACATGATCATAAGGGCCTTCCGCTCCTGTCTCAACGACAACGATATCTCCAGCCTGCATACCGTCTACTCCTGTATGCCAACGCCCCTGGGCCTTAGCAGAATCAACCCATGTCGGGACCCACAAACTGTCTCCCATGTTTTGGAAATATTCATTATTGGAACCGACTGCCTGCTTCACAAAATAGGTGCAACCATTTTCGTTTCCGAGAAAATCACTGGTCGGATTATCTGTAATATTGGCCGCACGGGAAACTATATCACTGCCGCCAAAAGGAGATCCGAAAGGATTTCCGAAAGCGTCACCAAAAGCAGATGCGGCCCCACGAACATCTCCATTTTGTAATCTCCCGACGCCTTCAGTCATTTTTGAAACAAATTTCATTACCTTGGGCGTTGCATCATCCAAGAATTTAAGCAGTTTCTTTACGATGATATCGCACATGTCAGCAGTCCATGCCAGACCTTTTTTTATTACTTGGAAAAACTTATTAACCTTGTCATTGTTCAGGAAATCCAGCAGCTTCCTCCACATCGGAGCCAACGTGCGTGAAGATTTCTTCCCCTCAACAAAGTACATGAAGTCCTGCATCAGGAGAAGCGCGCCGCCGATAGCAGCAATAAAAAGACCGAAGGGGCCGCTCATAATAGCAGCGCCGACCATTGCAAATATAGCTGCCCATTTTCTTACGTTAGCAGGTAAGCTCTCTATGAAGTTATAGATGGATCCGAATATAGCCTTTAGCACTTTAACAGCTGAAATACCGATACTTACTATCTGCGCTAAAATTTTGGCTATTTTTCGAGCAATTTCCGGCATGTTTTTCCCGAGCTTATCATTCAACCATCGAATAAACTGCTGAAATTCCTTGATGTACGGCTGGAGATACTTAATTAGGTAATAAGCGATCCATTCTTTCAGCATTTTCAGCTTGACCTGCAGAGACTGTACATCATAGCCGATTTCACGGATCCACTGCAGCTGGTTATCCGCATCCACCGGGGTGGCCAGTTCGTTCATTTCGTTCCGGAGACGGAAGAACTGTTCCCGGAGTTCGGGGATCCACGCGATATCTTCCTGCGATACACCCATGACTTTCATGGTCGCGGAAAGCGCCTTGGCGGAATCCTTTGTAATCCACATCTGGGACGCCAGCTTTTTGTACTCCATATCCGTTGCCGCCACATCTTTGATGGTGCTGTAGGCCGCCTTGCCGGCTCCAATAATCGCAGTGGCAACAGCAATAATGGGAGCCGCCCCTTTAATAGCATTCATTGCTTTACCAAGCTGACCAATAGCCGTCATGGCAGAGTTAAAGCTGCCGGTATCTATATCAGCGCCAATGCCGACAAGATATTCTTCTATTACATTTCCTGCCACTTGTTAACTCCTTTCTGCAGCGTCCCTGGCACGAGCTGCGTTTTCTGCTTTCACAAAGATGATTTCATGGGCGTCAAGCAAATCATCGAAATCATAAGTGCCATCAAACACTTCATGCTGTCGCCACATTCCAGCTATCACAGGGGCATAGGCAAAACTATCGACAGTTGGATAATCCATTGGTGTAAATTTTAGGATTTCTGTTCCGATTCGGCCGGTATCAGGCCGGCCCCTCCGAAAAAACCCCCGACATTGAATAAGAACGCTCTTACTGTAAGTGCAATCACCGCTCCAGCGTCATATGCCAAATCTTCAATAGCAAAGCTTCCATCCTCTTTCAAAATAGGTTCCGGAAGAAGCTGTCCGCCCACGTCATTCATTTTCACCACTGTTTTCAAAAGCATTGTTTGTATTTCTTCAAATTCATGGCGCGGAACAGCCGGGAGTACCTTTGATATAGATTCCACCGATATATTTTCTCCGGGTTTCCCCTTTCCCATGAGAGGAGCTACAATCCCCGCGCTTTTAAACGCAATGTAAGATGCAGACCGTGCGTCAAGTTTAGACAGGCGGTATTTATTACCGCCTACCTCTATGATCTGGGTTTTCTGTTTAGGTTCCATTTATTTCCTCCTAAAGTTACACCGGATTATTTACAATGTCGGCACACATAAGTGTCCACGTGACACGCTGCCCTTGTGATTGGTACGGAACATCGGCTTCTTTTTGCGGAGATACGCCGCTGCAGACATGAGAGCCGCCGGTGCTCGTATTTTTGAGGAGCATAGATGTGCCCGCCCATTGAGAAGTGGGAGCCGACCAATGCGCCTGAAACCATTTCATAAGCCACAGATGAAGCGGAGATGTCTGTTGTGTCTCGATGGTCACCGTGCCGTTATTCCCCGCTATTTTTGAGATCATAACAGAGCCGTCGGCAGCGATATCATGCGACGTGCGTTCCGTAGCTTTTGACACAGAAACAGAACCGACACCGTTCCCGGTAAAAATAAAATCTCCAATCACATCAGAATGAATGGAGCCGACCAGATCGGTAAAGCTGTAAGTCGTTTGTGACATAGTTCCTCCTTTTTACCGATTGACATAAACGTCGATCGTAACAAACTCAATAGCGCCTGCAAGTTTTACACATACATAAATCGGCGGCGCTTTTCTTGCGTCGCGATCAGCCTGCGACTGTGAATCAATAGGTTCACTCTGTACAAGATATCCGCTTGCCAAATAATCCCCGTTTTCAAGATTAAGTACTTCGCCGCCGTTCCATTTTCCCGGAGCAATGAACCCGGTATTTACGTACTTGTTGCACGCTATATTAATAACATTCACAATGGATGCAACGCCGCCTTCTGTTTGCGGTACCTTCCGGGTAGAAGTAAGAAGATCCATGACATTGAGCATGATGTCATTTTTCAGCATGTCCAGATTGAGAATCTCATCAAAAGACGTACCGTCCGCCATACACCCCTGCTGAAGAATATTGTATTCTTCAGCGCGGCAGACATAAACGTTGCCATTATTTCCTGAGGCTGTCATAGAACCACAAATGAACGCCACCTGATCTTCCGTGAGATTATCCGGCGTCACACCGGGGAGACGCTTATAAGCGAGAGTATAAGATGAATTATTTGTTCCTCGATTTGCCCCCATGGCATATCCAATTACGGCAGCAACCGCGTCTGGTGTATCTCCTTGTCCGCAATACAATCCGAAAGAACGACGATAGGATTTCTTTTTTAATTTTTCAAAAATTCCTACTTGTTCCTCTTCCGCATCTTCACCTGCACCAGACAGGTTATTAGAGCTTGATGTTGTATAAGCAAGAAGTGTATCAGGCTGTGCACTTTCTACCCAGTCTGCCAAGGTTTCAATTTCCTTATCTGTAGCACCAAGCGGAATTAGAACGTACCACTCTCCATTGGCTGCACGACAGGCCTGTGCCGCAGCCAGTTTATCCTTGTCATTGTTTACCTGAACGCCAACCGCAAGTCGGGACGGAGCAAGTGTCGCCGAAAAATACAGCTTGGCTGCCTTATATTCCGCGCTATCATTTTTAAACCCGTCTTCAAGCAATGCGTCAGCACTTGTATAGATACGCACCCGTTCTGATTCGGGAATGACATTGCTTTTCCCGAGAATAAGTGCCATGTTGAATCCTTTTCTTTTGGCGGCCTTTGCTGCCAAATTGACTTGGATATCAATGATTGTTTTTAGTGATAATTTCGCCATTTACGGAATCACCCTTTCTTTATCGTAATACCGCCGCCATAAAGAATGACATCGGAAGTACCGGAACGGTTCGCGTCCACTTTCTTGACAGGAACCTCTTTGATACTTTTGATGTTTTCTTCGAACAGCAGCTGGTTATTGAACCGAAGCATAAGGTCGGTTCGTTCAAACCACATGTTATTAAAAAACTCCGGCACATACTGTGGTGTATCAGAGCTGGGAATGATAAATATATCTGCGGCACGGAGCACAGAAGAACCGTCAAGAAACGTATGCCGAAGCTGCACCAGACGATCATAACCATTGGGCCCATATGCGGTAAAAATAACCTGCAGCACCCGAGTAGCATAATGCTCCCGCAGCAGGTCTTCTCCGTCATCTTTCCAAAGTTCATGTACCGGCTGCGACACATCGTCACCAGCGGCATCCATGATCGTAATAAAGACAACGTCATCTTCCATCGTCCAATCAGGATTACCGAGCGGAGGATAGGTCATCCGTACTGGCGGCCTTGTCTTCTTGTACGATTTGTCAGGATCATGTCCAAGCGCTGTCATAGTAGCGCGATAGAAAACCGTTTTTATGTCTCGCAGTGTTTGAACAGGCATTTATACCACCTCCCCAGAGAGACGTGTACATATGCCACGATAAAAGCCATAATCTTTATCCGGAAATACGGCTACAATCTGATATTTCTCGTTATTCCAAACAAGAACATCTGAAAAGCCGTTTTCTTCAAGCTGCCCTGTTACATAAATCGGTTCAGTGGAAAGAATTTTCATGGCCCCAGTCTGCCGGTTCCCTTCTGGAACTTTCTGAAGATCTCTTTCGGTTGCTACAGTAATAATCCCATGGAACTGGAGTGTAGACGGAGTTCCATTCTTGATGAATTCTCCATTTTCCCATACGCCAAATGAACGTAGAATGGTATAATCCTGTGATAATCGAGAGGAATGAATCACGCTTGACAAATTAATCATCGGCTATTCCTCCCTCACAACGTAAACAATGGAATCTCTCAATTCTCCGCTGTCAACAAGCGGCTTATCGCTCCCTTTTAGTTTCACTGTTTTGGGATCATTACGTGGCCACCCGTTGCGCGGATCCTTAAACCATGACCGGCATGCATTCTGCGCGGTCATTCCCGTACTCGTGATAGCTCGTTCCATCGCGTCCGCATTCCCGTCGGCCGTGGCCTTGATTATTTTAGAGAACTGCAGCGCTATTTTTTCTTTGTTTGCCTTGATAGCTGGTTCTAAAACAGGACGAGGCGGAGAATGCCAGAGAGGGGAACCGTGGGACTGAATATACAGAGAGAAAGCCTCGCTGTACTTGAGCCCCCTGTCCATCCCTTCCTGCATTTCCTCTCGCATGGCCTTTCTTCTTGTTCCATGGGTATGGATGTAGAGAAGCTCTGCATTATTAATACCTTCTTCCTTTCGGCTTGATGTCTGCTGCGGTATGCCAACCTGAATCTGCCTTTTCTGCAAGCCTTGTAACCTTTTAACGAGCCCGGCAAATCCGCCATTGTACTCGTTATGATCAACTTTACCTTTTGAGTTCACCATACATACATCCCGCCTTTGCCGACCATTTTTGCCAGTGTTGCAAACTGCACACCGAAGGTTGTTAATTTGAACCCTGCCCATCCGTTCAAGTCCTGTGTCAATGCCGACAAATCCATAGAATGGGAAACACCGTCCGCACTTTCGCTTGTAACGACGCCTGCCGTGGCAGCGGCAGAAAGAACAGAGGAAGCAGACGCTCCCTCTGGCTGCAAACTCTGAAGATAGAGGGAGCAAAAATGAGCAATGAATAACCCGACGGCATGTTTCCACATGGAATGATACCGCCCGATACTGACGCAAGACTTCCCAAGCTCTACATACATATCCAGAGCCGCATCAGGGATTAAACCATTGAATTGCGGATACAAAGACAGAAAATCCGCCTTAGAATATGCCGGATTATCTCCATGCTTGATATTAGACGCCTGTCCTATAATGCCTATCACGATTTTTACCCCCTTTCTTTCTTATTTGCTTTTGGTTCTTCTTGTCGTTTTCGGTTTTACTTCGGATTCCGGTTCAACTTCAACATTGGATTCAGCGTCTTCATCTTCCTTTGATTCTGTTTCTCCGGAATTTTCATCAGGATCTGCAGGTTCGGATTCAGAAGCAGGAGGCGCTACAGGTTCAGAGGCGGCATTCATTACATCCGCCTCTGTTTTTGTATCGCTATCCTGCGCAACGATAAGGTCTCCATCTTTTACGGCAAGGTCAAAGAGCCATGTCTTTTGAATCCATAACGGAGCGTTTTCCATTTCCATTCCGCCGCGGGAAGTGAATTGCTCCCCGTCCAGCTCGAAACAGAATTTCTTTTTCGTCAGAATGATCATGTTTACCTCCTATTAAATACCATCAAAGTAACGGACCGGCTGATAATAATTAAACTTAACCTGCCCGATCTGCGCAGCAAACAAAGTCAGATACGCGGCGCGTTCCACGGACGGCTGTGTCATAGCGCGAGTAATCGGTACAGTAATGTCAAAGTTTACCTTGTCTTCATCATTGACATAAACTACCATGCGGTTGGTCTTACCGGTTCCTGCTTTAATGCACCAGCGGCACGGTTCAATAGCAATATCCACGCCCTGATTCTTTGCAATATTATTCTGCAGCAGATATTCAAGGATGGAAATATTCCCGGCGTCGGATACTTTCTGCTTTACAATAAACGCATAGTTTTCCGGCGGAATCAGAATGTGGTTAGGCATACCGGACAGGTCATATTCAGCCGCTTTCCATGCTTCTACAAGAGCGTTATTGATATCCTGAAGAATTTCATCGGCCGTCTTTTTCGTCCAAAGCGGAGAACCTGCCGCACCGTTCGTAACAGTACCGACTGTGACATTCTTGTCGTTAATCAGACCGGAAGTGCCGAGGGAATCAAACCCGAGATAAACGTTTTTATCAATGGTCTTGTTGTAGTTGAGGCGAATGCCTTTATCAAGCATATCTTCCAGCGAACGTCCAATCTGCTGCAGCTTAGCCTGGTCAACAAACGGAACCTGCATAGCATGCATCCACGTAAAGGTTTTGAACAGGTTTTTGCTGGTGCTGACCTGCATAACCGGAACCGCGGTCGTACCGGATCCGACAATGGAATAATCATTGGCGCCGGTAGTTCCATAATCAACATCAAAGGTGGACGTGAAATCTACCCATCCGCCGCCTGTTTTTGCAACGATGTCTCGCTGCCAGGTAACGGAGGAGAGAGGTTCCCTGATTTTCGGGTCTACCTTTTCAAGTTCGCCTACAAGATAAGCCATGCCGGACGCAATTGCCGCGTCATAAGCAGAACCATAAAAAGCCTGTTTGCCGCCTGCGCGCATAGCCGTATTAGCCATGCCCATCATTCCGGCATTCGGTGTAAACATAGAAACAGCATTATTTCCCATTATTTTGTACCTCCTATTCATTTTATGCATTCAAGCGGGTTAGAATAGTGATTTCTGCCACGCCGTTTGCGTCTACATAACCATTTGTCCATTGTACATTAGTCAGCTGTACAGTGTTAGCACCGTCGGCTACAGCCTCAAATCCACCGACAACGCCGTCGGCAATAGCTGTATTAGCTTTAATTCTGACAAATACAGCCCCGCCGGCTTTCGGTGTACCGTTATTACATTTCACAACAACGGATCCGCGATTAATTGCGGAGACAAGGTCCATCGCATTGTAAGCTGTTTCGTTCTGATCATTATAAGCGACCGCCTGTTTAACTACACGGAGCGCAACACCGCCGAATTTAGCGGCAGTAAATGTCGCACCAACCGCAGAATAAGTATTGTCGTCATTTGCTACAAGAGCTGCGCCAAACGGTACTGCAGCAGAGCCCTCTTTCAGCTGTCGGGATGTAACGACATCATCCGGAGTTCTTGCGTAAGTTCCCGGAAACCCGTAATTCATAGATACTCCAATTGCTTTTCCACTCATCTTTTTTTCCTCCTTTTTTTAATTCTTTTTGTAATGCGGATTATATTTATCTCGAATCATGCGGCCAAGTTCACGGTCATCCATAGCTTTGTCTTTTGCTTTTTTATGACCATTCTCTTTGGCTTTCATAATGGCGTCATATCCATCATCGCGAATGTTTCCACGAATCAAATCCGCAAGACTATCTGCAGCTTTTTTTCTTTGATTCTGAGGCAAAGCCGCTACAACCGGCTTCAATGCACTGATAGCTTTCAGAGCAGCGTCACGGGCAGCTTTGGCTTCCTCTTCGCTTTCCGGCTCTATGACATCTTCATCGTCATCTTCCGCTTCTTCTTGCTTAGCATTGATTTCTTTCGGATCAACTTCTACATCACTTTCGTCATGGGTTTCTTCGGTTTCTTCTTTTTCGCCCTTGAGCTCTTCTTCTAATGCGTCCAGCGCGTCAGATTCCTCTGCCGGTTTTTCTTTATCTGGCTTTTCAGCAAGAGCGGCAATAGCGTCTTCAATCTTTTTGAGACGTGCGTCGAGTTCTGCATCGATTGTGCTCTTCGGCTCTTCTTTTTTCTCTACTACCGGAACAGCCGGTGCCGGATTACCTTCATCAGAAGCAGGCTTCATTTTTGCCGCTGCTTCCAGATCTTCTGGAGTAGTATCGCTGTCGTGCGCAAAGGCTGAAAGCATACGCCCCCATATACTGTTTTTACTTTTTTCTGACATTGTTTTTCCTCCTTTTCGTGAATCACGAATAGAAACCTTGTGTCCGGCGCGCCCTTTTTCGACAACGGCTACATGATTACCGCGGATTTCCCGCTGTACATAAGTGTCGTCATCTTCCGGATCCCACAAGCAATCATACCCGCAGGAAATATCGCGCTTTCCATTCTCAATCTTTTGTATCAGGTCCTTATCGTAGATGATTAAATCAGCAATAACGCAGTCGGATAAGGTACCTTCACCGCGGCGTACGTCACGGCAGGTGCCTTTAATATATCGACCAATATTTTCCGGCGTTACGTCTTCGCTGGGATGTTCATCCGCGACCGGTTTACCCTCAAAACTTGCTAATGCCGCCTTACTGAACACCTCTTCTTCAGGTCGCTTAACAACATAGATTTTCTCCGGATTTTCTCCCCCGAACTCCATTCCCCGGTATTCCTGTGTGCCTATCCTTGCAATAGGAACTTCTTTACACACAAGGTACCCCTCGGGAGTTCGAATCATGTGTCCGGAGATTTTGCTTCCGTAAAATGCCCTCATTTATCCCCCTTCTATTTTTTTAAATTCAGAAAGCCGCATATACCGTATACACCCATTCCGGTATACCTTATGCGGCCAAGAAACATCATCATACTCTATTAACGGAGCGGCGTAACAGCGGCAATTCGGAAACTCGCCAGCATGATATTTTCCGTAATCCTTCATATCAATCAGAGCTTCCGGAGACGGCGGGTCATTCCAATTGACCAGTACCCCATCCATATGACGGTGGGAAGAACGAACACGGGAATCTTCCGATGTTTCCCAGATGTACCAATTGAGCCCTGCGCTTTGCGCTCTTGAGCGTGTCAGCGCAGAAGCCGCTTTTGATGATTCCGTCCGGGCAATTAATTTAGCATGCGCTCTTGTCATCGTCGGCCATTGCCGAAGTATGTCATCTATCATGTCTTCTGACCGAATACCAGCCGACTGTCCTTCAGACACTATATTTGATACACGTTCCGCAGCCTTATTTGTCATAGATTGAATCAAGCGGGAATTACGGGAAACGATATCCCGGTAAATATCGTTCGCTTCGAGTTCTTTGTGCAGCAATCGATATATCCTGCGTCCTTTAGAACCTGCCCGGGCGGCTTCCCGCCACGTTCGGTGTCCATCAGAAAAGGCGTGTGTTGCCACGGATCGTGCCGCGTCCTCGCATGCTTTTTCAAAAGTGGGAGAACGGGCAAGACCACGGAGGACAGAGAGCATTTGAAAAGGACTTTCTGCATGAGCCATCTCACGCTCCAGTCCTTTCATGATTCTTTCTATCGCAGCGGCATACCGCTTTTCTGTCATTCGATTTGGTTTGAAGTTTCTTTTCATGTTTATTCACTTACTCTGCCGGATCCCGTGTTGCATATTCCTGTCCATAGATTTTTTTCATAAGGCATCGAGCTTTTGCGGTTTCAGCGGCATATTCATTATACATATCCTTGTTTAAATACGTTTCTGCTTTATCAAAATATTTTTTTAACGTTTGTGACACAGCTTTATGTTCATTTTCAGGGAATTTCTTTTTATTCATTTCAAAGTCTGCTTCAACTTGTTTTTTCATCTCAGGAGTTATGACTGCCCGACTTGTAGTCGGGTCTGTTTTCTCCGGCTTAGCTGCACTTGCCAGATTCTCCATTGTCTGCACCTTGCTTGATCGTGCAGGTTTTGATCCACCGTTACTACCGGCGTGTAATTTTTTTAAAATATCATTACACGCTTGATATGTTCCTCTATACCAAGCCACTTGTTTTTTTGATACCTCACCATTCGGGTGTTTTTCCAGCATTTTCTGCCATTTTTCAAGCTGAGCTTTGGAGTCTTCTTTCGTAGCGATGACCTCTTCCTCGTCAAAATACGAATTCTCAAAAGACTTAGTCGTATGGTTTAATCCTTCCTGATACGCAGGGTGAGATCGGTAGTTAAATTTCATTCCTGAATCTTCTTTGTTAACACTCCCACCATAAAACTTCTCTCCATTAAATTTTCCCCCGGCACCAGCAACAATTTCTCCATTTTTAACAAGTATATGAGAGCCTTTAATCGTTTTCCACTCTTCTTCTGCATCATAAGCTCTTATTCTTCTTAAATTCTCTTTTGTTTTATCCATAATTTACCTCCTCGCAAAATAATTATATTGTTTGTCACAGTGTAAATCTAAACACTCAATAAATCCACTGTATTTAACGGTGCCACCTTGCATTTTATGCATCAAGCGTTATAATAAAGATAAGAAAAGCACTTGGGTTAGCGTAGCAAGTGGTCTGTACGCTTAGCAATGCCAGATTAGTTTACATGCTTCTGGCGCCTTAGTGCTTTTTTGTTGTTTCAGAAACATTTTCATCCCATCCAGTAAGTACGAATGTGAAATGATCATCAAAATAGGTGGGAGATATTACTGCTGTATAGTGATCTTTCCTTATATAAAACCTTCCATTTCTACTATCAAGCTTCCCGTCTTCTATGATATCCGGCAAATGCTGCAAGAACTCATTAGTGTCAATCCCCTGAGATTGTCTTTCTTGGATAATGTGCTTGAGCCCCATAAAATCATCGCCCCACGGCAGTGCTATGCTTCCTATATCTGATCGGGTGAATGCATCAGGTACATACCCACTTTTCGTTTCTAAGAGCTTATTTATAGCATTGATTCCCTTATATCCACCATGAATTGGAGAGCCGATCTGTTTTTCATATCCTTCCGCCTTCGTATATTTCGGAGCCTTGAGTTTCGGTGTATATTTCTGCCCCTTTAACGGACCATTCTTTATCTCACCGTCCTCATCTACCTTTACATGGGTTCCATTCATAGTCACCCATTTACCACTATCTTGTACAGAATTTGATTTTTTATGTAATTCATCTCCATCGCTTTCCGATTCATCCACCCCCAACATTCCGCTAAATCCGCCAAACTCCCCTTCCTCTTCTATTTCGTCGGAAGCTTTCATAATATCCTCGTCAGTGATGTTTGTCCACACCCCGGTTCTCTCGCTCTGCTGCTTAAGCTCCTGCAGCGCGGTACGTTTTGACACAAGTCCCGCATTAAGTGCCGTTACCACGTTCTCCGTGCCCGTTTTAGCCAGCTCGCTCCGCTCTTTGTCGGAGGGTTCAGATACCGGGTCAAAATCGAAATCTAAATCATCAGGAACTGCCCCGAAAACGCTCATACAAAGAATCGGTAACAGTTTATTCAGTATCGGACGCAGTTTTGATTCTTGCTCCTGCCCGATCATGTCATAGTAATTCTGCAGGTCGCTTTCACCTGTTGCATTCATTCCGGCGGGAGCCCGTCCAAAGAGCTTAGTAGCAGGTATCTGTGCCGCCCCGGAGATATCCATCATGAACTGCTGGTAAACCTCTGAAATGCCGCCGAATGTGTACTGGTGTGTTTCAAAACCGTCTTCTTTATCAAGCACCTGCACGCCGCTATTACTCATGAGCCAGTTTTGCGCCTGTATCGTTTTGTACAATTCTGCCTGAGTTTGTTCATCAGTAGCAGACAATGTCTGCCCCAGGTCGTTCATCTTGAGCACACGAAGCGATGCCATGAAAGTGAGCTGTGCTATATTCCATGAAACATTATCTCGTTTTTTCAATTCATCAAACACTGATTCTATCACCGAGGCGCCCCACTGTTCCTCTGACTGGCTCTCCCAATACGGCAGATCATCTCCGATAAATCGAAGCACACGTGAATTATGAATCTTGGTAGTTACACCGGATACGGTATCCGTCACAAGATAATATTTCGGCAATCCGTATTCCGGGTCACTGATATCGCCTATCAATTCTCCAGAGGGAGAAACACCATTCCACCGGTCTAAAACCGTAATACCACAGAAATCCCCCGGCATTATATGATCCAAATCAACAGGTTCTGAAAGATCATACCCCTGCCCCTTAATCAGCATGACGCCTACTGCGCCACCATATAAACGCCCCCACTGCATACCAGTCTTTAATTTTTGTATAAGTTGAGTTCTTCGAAGAACAAGGTCTACTTTCTTTAGAGCTTTAGGATCCACCTCCGTCGTGATAGTAATCCAGTTTTTGAGCATGTCTCCCGGAATAATGTCTACAATACGACGCATAATCCAGTGTTCACGATATAAACTATTCAGTAAGTTATAATTCCGTGTCAGACGCTGCATTTGATAGGTGGTTCCCTCTATCAAGCTCGGCATCCCTGCACCTATTCGCGCAAGAGCGTTAGCAAATGCGTCGCGGGCGGGTGCTCTCTTCGGATTCCCTGCAGGTACCTGTATTCTTTTTTTCTTACGCATTCGCAAGCCTCCTTGATCTAATTACCGTCTGACAATAATAACGCAGGGCGTCAACGCTGTGGTCATTCACCTTTATCGGTTTTTCCCTGCCGCCATTCTGTATAGCCTTTTCATCCCATGCGTAGCTTTGCATTTCTTTGACAAGCATGGGGCAGTTTTCCTTGTATATTCGGATTTTCTTCTTTGTGAGCATTTTATTTACTGTGCGGATTCCTTCCAGTACACTGTTGTCCGCATTAATCGTATCTACTGTTTCCTTTGCCCGAAGTCCTCTGTTTCTCATTTCTATTTTGAAGCTGGCAGCAGACGGGTCAATGATAACCGCCGACGGCGCATAGTCTACTGAATTAATAAACTCCATGAGATCATCACCGTATTGACTGTTATCCTTTTCATGCTTTCCTTCCTCCCGGCTGTTCCAATAATATTCTCTTACCACCCAAGCCACGTCTCCGTCGTCCCATATATCTAAGAAGCACATCGGATTGACGGTGCCATAGTCGATAGATATATATCGGCGGTACAATCGCGGATTATTGTAAATATATTCCAGTTGGTTTTTATCGAAATACAAGTCATCGCTCCACGCGTCTTTGTAAATAGCACCCTGCGCCATGACCCACAGTCCCAGAATAAAACGTTTATAAAATACACCGCTGTATGTCGTTTTATAGCGTTCTCTCACGTCTTCGGAAAGAGAAGGGTTGTCGTCCATTGTGAAATGGAGATGAAGCATTCTCTTTTCTTCTTTTTTCTCTATCCAATTTTTGAGAAACCAATGCATGGGGCTTTCTGGGTTGCAGTTGAACCACATCTTAGCTCCCGGGACAGAACAACGCCCTGTCGCCTGATTGACGAATGATTCCGGCATAAGCGCCACTTCATCGCAATACAATCCGGCAAGTGTCATGCCCTGTATTAAATCTTGAGACGACTCATCTCTTCCGCCGAAGATGTAAAAGTAATTCACGGATTTTCCGTCATCTATAATAATCGTATTGCTCGTCCGGAACTCCGTCACTCCATATCCGCGGGCATATAACACAGGTTTAAGCCAATTCCATACGTTTCGCCTGAAAGAACCGACCGTTTTCCCGCACATAGCAAAGTTCTGTTTATCGTATGTTTGCATTGCCCATAAAACAAAGCTGATAGCCATTGATACCGTTTTACCGGCTCGAATACTTCCGTCCGCTATAATTCCGTTGTGATTGAAGTAAGGGGATCCATGACACCACCAAGTAAACGCCTTCATTTGACGCCGGGAAAATTCTTTAAACCGGATGACCGGCTCAATCACGTTTTTCATTCATCCCACACTTTCTTCGCGGAATTTCTAAGTGCCTCCGTCAATCCATCATCAGCATAGTCCGTTTCGTTGATTTCTTTTTCCTTGTTGCCTGTTTTTATCTCAACATCGGAATCCCTTGCCTTTCTTTCAAGCCCTGCGCCTTGCACTAAATACTGCAGCAGTAACTTCGGGTACAGTTCTTTAGATTTCATTTCCTTTAGAGCTTCAAGCGCCTTTTTTTGTATAAGTAGTCCGATTTGTGCCTGCTGCTCATTCATTTTCTTAACAGCATTACAGGCCTCTGCAAATTCCTGCCGAGCCAGCTCGTTATCGTAAGCGCGGGCTCTCTCTACCCAGTCCCATTTACCGCACCAGCCGGTGATGAGTGCCCTTGATTTGTTCAGCCTTTGTACTACCCTTGTGCAAGATCTTTTATCACCCATCTGGTAGTAGAGTTTAAACGCGGCATAAGCCTCTGAAGATTCACCCTTTTTACGCTCCCATTCACACTCGGCTCTTCGCCTTCCCAAAAGTCACCACCTCCTTTATTCTAAGGTGGCTCCCACTTCTTCCATTACGTCCTTAAGCAATTTTGTCTCTCCATCACGCTCCACCTTTAAATCAAGATTTCCGGATTCCTGTATGTACCGCCTTATAATCACATCACAATATTTCGGGTCAAGCTCCATAAGCATTGCTTTTCGACCCATCTTCTCACAAGCAACCATTGTCGTACCACTTCCGGCGAAGCTGTCAAGTACAATATCACCCGGTTTACTGCTATTCTCGATTTGATAAGCAAATAAGCCGACCGGCTTCATCGTCGGATGGTCTTCACTGCGATTCGGCTTGCTCATGTCGATAACCGTCGTCTGCTTCCTGTCACTGTACCAGTTGTGCGGCGCCCCGGGCTTCCATCCGTAAAGACACGGTTCATGTTTCCATTGATAATCTTGCCGCCCGAGAACCATCGTGTTTTTATTCCAAATTAAACACTCTTTGACTTCCCATCCGATATCTTTGCAAGCCCCGCGGAAATTAAATCCTTCCAAATCGGCATGCCAGATATAGAATGCGGATCCGGGCTTCATGTTATCGTTCGCCGCTTTGAATGCATCAACTAAAAACTGTCGGAAATCTCCGTCAGCCATCTTGTCATTCTCTATCGTTAGTGCGTCTTTTGTCTTACCGACATACGCCACATTATACGGCGGATCCGTAATATATAAATCAGCCTGCTGCCCCCCCAATAAACGGTTGACATCTTCCAGCTTGGTACTGTCGCCGCATAAAAGACGATGGTCACCTATGATAAACAAGTCACCAGGTTTAGTAAATACCGTTTCCTGCGTCTCCGGAACTTCGTCCTCTTCGATTTCGTCAGATGTCAACTGTTCGCCTATCAAGTCGGCTAAAGCGTCCTCGTCAAAACCGGTCAAATCCATATCAAAATTCTCGGTCTCCTGCAGGTCTTTTAGAATTTCGGAGAGTTTATCATTATCCATCTCCGCCAGTTCAGCTATCCTGTTATCCGCCAAGAGATCAGCGTACTCTTCTGCTTCCGTCGCATATTCCTGATACTCGACAGGCACCCATGCCAGCCTTGCGTCAATAGCTGCCAGCCTGCGGCCATGCCCTTTTACAATCAGCCCGCTTCGCTTTGATACCGTAATCGGAGCCCGCCACCCGGCACTTCGGATAATTTCGCCGAGTAGTTTTACTTGCTGCTCGGTATGTTGGTTCGGATTCCGTGGATTCGGCTGCAGCTGCCCAATCGGTACAATCTCGTCATACGAACAGAAAACCGCAATATCGTCATCAGTCACGATACGCGGTTTCGCGGTAGTCTTGTAATCAATCATTGTTAAATTCCTTCATCGAATGCAAGCAAAAAGCCGGGAAACTCATCAAACCCGACTTCCTGCTTTTATGGAGTTGTATGAAAGCATCGGGCGACGACGTTTATTGCCCGAACTTTACAATAACATAATACCACATTTAAAAGTCGCATTTAGTCGCAACTTGTTTTTTTCGTGAAATTTCTTGAATTGCTCTGTCTCTCATCCGCAAGCACGTGCTTCTGTCAAAATTATGATCCAGTGCGATTTTTTCCCACAAAATATTCATAAAATACCTGTCAATCATAATCGATTTCATTTCCGGGTCAGACAGCAACGCAAGCAGCCGGAATCCTCTTGTGATCATATCTCCGTATCTGTTGAGTTCTTTAATACGTAACTCTTCTGATTTTGCCATCTTTTCTTCGAAAGCAATCACGATGTCCGATAAGTCGGATGGAGATCCGCCATCCACAGATTCCTTGTCATACCTACAGCCCTTGAGTGAGAACAAATCCATCTCATACTGCTGGCGGTATTGATTCAGCGAATTGATGTGATTTCTGCAACGTCTTATTTCTTCAAAAAACGCTTCTACTTCACCGCGTTTTCGCTTAGATTCACGATTTAAATTCGTTTTCGTTTTTTCGTACGTCGGATCCGGATTATAATAGATCCCCGGTCTCATACCATTATTCATCATCTTCTCCTTTTAGCATTTTCAATATTTTCTCTTTATTCGCTTCTGCCGACTTTTTTGTTCTGAAACAGTTTCCAATACATCTATTTAAACAATCCACTGTGCAGAAATCATCGAATTCGCTATTATGTACATCTCCGAATCCATCTATCCAAAAATATTTTTCGTGAGACTTCGGTTTAAACGGCTTTACTCTAAATCCATAGTTATCAAAAACCTTACCTAAAAAGTACCATGTAAAAATTTCATACCAATCGCCACTGTCACTAAGCTCATACACCTTGCATTTTGAAAACTTATATGTGCGGAAAACCTTCTCGTTGAAGTTTTTTGCTTCAAACTCTTCATCGTCTACTACTCCGATCCTATTCATTATCAATTCAAATACTTCTTCTTGTAATGTTTTCATATTTTGACCATCTCCACATCTGTAACTAAAAATGCATTTATATTTAAACCGTGTTTATCAATCCAGCTCTGAATAACATTATTGACTGCGCATTCAAGTTTTTCTTTCTCATCATTATCGACACCATCAAGAAAACCTTCTGCATATTCCCCATAAATCGCATATGCCCTATCCGTTAAATCTTGAATGATATCATCTGCATATACCTTTGGGCACGGGCTTGTTATCCGACCAACAAAGAAGCATATAATATCATCGTCAATATCATCATGAAAAACCTCTGAATAACTTGCATAAGATTCGAGATTATACGGTTCAGCATTCATGAGTTCTTCCCGCCCCGCTTTTATTGCCTCTTTTTTACTCGGATATGTATCGTCACAGTTAAAATGATCTTCATCAAGTCCTACTACCCATTCTGCTTTTTCTTGTTTCATTCTTTTTCTCCTTTCCTCAACGCAGCATTTTTCACAAATACCGTCCACCTTGTTTTCGCTCTTTTATCCCCAAAAATCGGCTTATACGGCGATAATTTGACCACCTTCGCAAATGGTATCTGTTCACCATTCCATTTAAAGACAAGCACTCCGTCATTTCTCAGAACACGGAAACATTCTTTAAAAGCTCGTTCTATCCACGGCAGCCATTCGGACGGTAATTTTCCGTATTTTAGAATGATCCATCCCGTATCTCCGCCATTTTTCAAGTGCGGCGGGTCGAACACTACCATGTCATAACTTTCGTCCGGTATATCCATCTTTGTGATATCTCCGATAAAATCAGGTTTCACGCTGAATATCCGTCCATCGCACAATTCCGTTTGAAGCTCCCGATTGTCCTGAAAATCCACAAAATCCAAATCCTTTTCATACCAAAACATTTTTCCGCCGCAGCATGCGTCAAGAATTTTCATGCTTCATTCACCTCTATTTCAATCCTCGGATTATCCCGATCGGTAAATACTTCCTGCGTCAAGTGCACGTATTTCCTGCTGTCGTTTTGGATAAACCCTATATCCTGCATTGCGTCCAAGATAAACTTTGCGGCGCTCATCACATTATCTTCATCCCGGCGCATATCCTTTTCGTAATACTCAATGCGGATATTTACTTTTTCTGTAAACCTTTGTCCTCGCACTTGCGGCTGCAATATCAGACTAATTTGCCTCTGCGTTTTCTTCTTCACACCTGCACCTGCGTACTTGTTCAACCGGTTAGCAGCGATCAGGTCATTCATGCAGGGCAGCCGCCCGGGAATTATAAGCTTCATACTCCACCGCCTAATCGAATCAAAACGTATGTCAGCGCTACTAATATTCCGATAAGAACGCACTGTATGAGCATCAGATATAGTTCAAACTGTCCGAAAAGATAATATTTATCCCCTCTGTCACTGTAGAGTTTCACTTCACGCCCCCCTCTTGTTGCCAAAAGTGGCAACAATGATAATCAAGTTGTTCATTTTTTACGCCTCTCTCCGTAAATCCGCTCTTCCTCGCTGCGCAGCTTTCTTGCCGCTTCGTCGAGTTTTATCGCCGCGTACATAATCAAGACAATAAACATTACAACGCTTGCTACATCTATCACCGTATTCATTGCTATCACCCCTTAGATCAGATATAAACGTCTATTTTCCCGGATTCATAAGCGCTCTCTATTTCAACAAAAGCATTTCTTGCGTTTTCTTCTGTTTTATATTCCAGCTCGAGCTGTTTATACGTCCCGGGCATGTAGATGATAAGGCTTTTCCCTTTCTGCTCAACATACGACGGATTCATTGCGATAATTCCTCATTTTTCCGCAGGCTTTCTCCTGCTTCTATAAGTAACCTGTTCGCATGTTTCAACCTGTCAAAAATCCGTGCCATATACCTCTGATTCATCTCTTCCGGTGTCTTATTCGTCGTAATAATTACCGGCAGGAGTTCGTTGTACCGCTTTGAGATAATTGCATCGACTGCATTCAGCACCCAATCGTTTTGATATTCCGCGCCCATATCATCAAGAATCAGTAAGTCCGTTTCTTTTGTGCGCGTTCGAACTTCTTGTGAAAGATTATTCTGCAGAAGACTGTCCATTAGCTCCGGCATCGTGATAAAATACGCCCGATTATACTCTTTCATGATCTCCTGCGCAATGGCCACTGCCATTGTGGTCTTCATGCGCCCTACCGGTCCGGCGAATATAAGCCCTTGTCCTTTTGCTTTATGCGTTTTGAAGTTTTTGGCATATTCTTTCGCAATGGCATAGTGGCTTTTCAGCAGCTTGGAATCCGGTAATCCTTTTCTTTCAATGTTCTGAAACGTGCAGGCATGGTACCGCCTGCCTATCCCGGCTTTATACAGCCGATTCGTCCATTTTTTTCTTTCTTCTGCCGCCTCTTCCGCTTCCGTCTTTTCGTTTTGCTCATTTAAGCGGCCATTGTTTTTAATAAATGTCTCCATTTTTTTTTGGAGAGCATCCATATCCTGTCCGATTCGTTCCATTGTCACCACCCATCTTTAATACCTTTCCACTCTTCCGGAGAAGCAATATGTCCGTAGCTTCCTCCCGCTTTTTTCTGCTTCGGTCTTTTGAGCGGCCAGAACCCGAGCCATTGATTTTCAATCGACTGCTCTACAATGAGAATGGCGTCCTCTATATTCCCGTTTGATAATTTTTTGAGTTGTGTCAAATTCTTTTTAAGAGCCGTCGGTGATATAGAAGTTTTTTTCTCTTCTCTCATATCCATCCACCTTTTGATTGATTTCTCCAGTTCAGGATTGGATGAAAAGTAAGATTGAATGATTTCATCTTGAGAAGAAAGAACGTTCTTTTTTTCTTCCTTTTCTTTACTTTCCTTTGTTCATTACTGTATACATTAATTGAGTTATTGCATACATTAATTGAGTTATTGTCGACATTAATGGAAATGAGTGCAAAATCCCTACGGAGAAACGCTGCTTTTCTTCGAGAAGTTACCTCCAAAAATCTTTTCTGGATTCCCGCAGAAGTCAGAATTCCATATTTTTCCTTCATGCCTGCATCAAAGAAACCGACCTGTAAGGCTCTTTTAACAACCTCTTGTACGCATCCTTCCGTGACGCCAATCTCATCCGCCACTATGAAAGGCAAATCCTCTGTCCACCAAATGTAGTACCCCTCGTCTCGATAGCAGCTACCCAGCAGCCAGATTAGTACTGAAATTGCCGACGCACCGCATGACTTAATTATCCGGCGCACTTTCATATCCTGTAAAAAGCCGACATCCAAGGGAAAGTAATCAAGCCCTTGTTTGAGCGGCCGTGCCATGGCATCACCCCTTTCAATTAACCAGCATCATTCCAGCGGATATAGAGTTCCGTCTATATACTCATAGATCCTGATTCCTTTTGCTTTTGCATAACCGTATTCGGACATACAGCCGCGGCTATGCCGCCAGTATCCGGACAAAATCAGAAGAGTGCAGTTGTTGAGAAGTCTAAAATCGTACCGGAGAATCTCCGTCTCTTTCAGCTCCTTTCCTTCCAAGAATGAATACGCATGGAGAGGCGAAATGATCGTCAGGTTGGGGTATTTCTTCATGATTTCATACGCGATGTCTCCTGTTTCCTCTACATTAGCCTCCTTAATTTCTCCCGCAAATACTTTCGCAAATACTTTCGAGCTTTTAGCGACGGGAGCGTAGGGAGCGTAGGGATGGGCCAAGTAGGCCATCCCGCATTCCAGCGTCGGAAGAGAATTTCTTGTTTCTTTCATTAATTGATACCCCCTTTACCTATCCCACGGGGCAGGAATTGTCCCCTCTGTCTGCATGCCCGGAAGCGCTTGTGGGGAGGGAGTGGATCCCATAGGTGTACCGTAAGCAGGAGCTGCCTGCGTCTGCGGTGTACCAAATCGCGCAAAAGGACCGCCGTTCTCTCCCTGTTTCTCTTGGTCCGCCCTTGTTTCTACAAATTCAATCCCCGTCAAAACCGCCTGCAGGGCGGCTCGCGGCTGTCCTGACGGGTCCGCATACGCTCTGGTTTCAAGATTTCTCACGTGGCACACAATGCGATTACCCTTGTGAAAATATTGGCAAATAACATCGCCCTGTTTTCCGAAAACAGAGATATTGATAAATTGGGCAATACGGTTTCCGTCCTGATCTTTGCGTCCCGTTTCTACCGCCATGGAAAATCGTACATACGATTCCCCTCCGTTGGACGGTTGCATTTGTTCCGGATCCCGGGCAATCCTGCCGTAAAGTGTTGCTGTAATCATAATTTTTCTCCTTTCTTAAAACGGGATTTCATCTTTTTCTAAAAGAGGTTCTCCCGGAAGAATTTCCGCAATTTTATTTTGCTTCTGTTCAATCAGATAGTTTGTAATTTCCCTATCTGCCGAGACCCAGTCTGTTTCCTGCGCTTTGTCCACTGTGGCGTCCGCGCCGTACATCGTCTGCATGCGGCTTGTCATATATGCATCAAGCGGCTGCGTTTTATCCCAGCCAAGCTGTTTCCAAATACGTTCCAGCCGTTCTCTGTGTGTTTTCTGTTTCCTACTTACGGATTGTGTTTCGGCTTTTATGGGTGTCGCTTTTTGCGGAGCGGAAGACACCTGCGGAACATTTCCCGCATTGAGCCACTGCAGAAGCGCTTTTCCGCATTCCGGCGTAGGCGTAAAATACTGCCCGTCAAACAATTTTGTTCTGTCTTTGCTAACTGTCGCCGTGTGATTCTGCGATAAATCAAAAACAGTCGTAAATTCGTACTCAATTCCATCACGCTGAATCGGAGCCATACCGACTTTCTGTATCTGTTTTCTTCCATTTACCTCAGTTTGTATATACTCTGTCTTGCTTCGCATAGTAACGATCACGTGGAGCGGTGTATGCAACATTGTTTCTACCAGTTGATTGTGGAGCGGGGTGATTTCTCGCCACGCCGCCCAGCTGTTTCCGCGGTATTTGCTTTCCGTCGCCTTTCCTTGTTGGTCAAGCAGGCCGCCCTCTCCACTCCATGCGTGAGATAAACTATCAATGATGACAAGCTCAAATCCTGCCGCTTCTGCTGCGTAGATTGCTTCAATATATTTCTGAGGGCTATACGGTGGGTTGATTGTCAATGTAGAATATCCGCCCAGGTCTGCATACAAATCTGCAGACCCCGATTCGG